AACGCATAACTATGGCTAATCAATACAAATGGGTAATCTCAGGATTACAAGCAAAAATTCAAGAAGGAGAACTATCAAATGTTATCGAAAGTGTACATTGGAGATACCAAGCAGAAGATGCTGATGGTAATATCGCTGATGTATATGGTTCAGTAGGACTTGAGTCTCCAAACCCTGAATCATTCGTTCCACACGAAGAACTTACTCAAGCTGATGTAGAGGCTTGGTTAGAAGCTAAACTTGATGTAGAAAGTCTTCAACAAGGACTTGATGCTCAGTTAGACAAGATAGCTAATCCTACACACATCACCTTAAATTTGTTATCTTAGTGGTCTAAAACCCTATATTATGAAAATTGAAGAACAAGAATTACAAAGCCTAAAAGAAGTACAACAGAAACAAGCTGCGTATCTACACGATGTGGGTGTGTTGGAATCTCAAAAGCACAACTTACTTCACGCTTTAGCACAAGTCTCCGCTGAGCAACAAGAGATGATTAAAGCCTTAGAAGAGAAGTATGGTAAGATTGAGATTGACCTTGCAGATGGTTCGTACACAGAAGTAGAGTAATTCGGTGAGTTAAATCACTAAAAATAGGCTTATTTGGTGAATCGGGGGGTTTTATAGACCCCCCTTTATCAAAAGACAATGAAAAAGGGATTAGACAGATTTAGAGAGATATTTTGGTTTAGCGATTCAGAGCCTAATGAAGTTCTAATTGCTTTTTGCCATTTAATAGCCTTACCAGCATCACTTATTGTAGAGTTCGAGCATAAGTCTTTATGGCTATGTGTTGGAGCTATTGCAGCAGGTCTATTTCAGATGTGGGCAGTTCTATACAACGGAACACTTAGAATGCGTTTAATCGCAGTTCAAGCAGCTACACTAATTGCTATCTCAACCGTACTCAATTTGTATTGGGCTGATTTATTATCAGGTTCAAGAGTCGGATGGATAATCATTATGTTATTTGCCGCTTGGAACACAATTAGAGTTTTTAACCAAAAATTACATTCATAATGGGAGAGTATATTCAGGTCATCGTTACTCTGGTGGGTGTAGCAGGTTCTGCTTCTATATGGAAGTATATGGAGATACGACTCAAGACTAAAGCAGAGATTAAGAAACAAGACAACGAAAACAACGACACAGTGCAATTTAGAGATGACCTAAAACACAGAGTTCGCAACTTGGAAGCGTTATTATCCAAGTCTGGCGAAGAGAAAGATGAACTAAGAGAACAAGTATTGGCACTTACTGCTGAGGTACACGCACTAAGAGTCGAGGTAGATTACTTAAAGAGAGAAAACGAAAGACTGAAGATAAGGTAAGTGCATATTTTGCACACGAAGGTAAATAATAATAAAAATTACTCTTGTAAGGATATACCATTAAAATAAAACTAAAACATCAGGCTAAAACCTTAAAAGATGGACAAACTACAAAAGAACTTTAAAGAAGGGGTAACGACCACAATCTTAGGATTCTTCTTATTGATTGGGAACTTCTACTACTTGACTGAGAAGGATGGTGATACTACTATATTCTTTGGTACACTTCTTATCTCACTTGCACTATTCTTAGCACCTGATGACTTAGTAAAAGGTATTAAGGCACTTATAAAACGTAATCAAGACAAGCAGTTGTAGGTAACTGCGTAAGCACAATGTAATTACAATGTTTAATGTTTTATGAAAGTATCTGAACAAGGATTAAAGTTAATTAAGAAGCACGAAGGTTATTCTGCAAAACCTTACCTATGTCCTGCTAAGATACCTACTATCGGGTATGGTAATACTTTTTATCCTGATGGTACTAAGGTAACAATGCAAGACAAGCCCCTCTCTAAGGAGGTGGCTGACTTGCTTTTAAAAGTAGTAGTGTCTAAGTTCGAGAAGTGTGTTAATGACAACGTAATTGCTGACATTTCTCAAGAGCAGTTTGATGCTTTAGTCTCTTTCTCATATAACTTAGGATGTGGTGCTTTAAAGAAGTCTACACTACTGAAAAAGGTAAACGCTAATCCTTGTGATCCATCTATCTTAAAAGAGTTCTTGAAGTGGAATAAAGCAGGAGGCAAAGTACTAAGAGGTTTAACGAATAGAAGAATAGATGAGGCTAATTATTACTTTGGCGATACTATTGATTAGTACGTCTTGTTCAGTTAAAAAACAAGTATCAAGATCTGAATCACAAACAAAGGTTGAAACCGAGGTCATAAAAACCGAGGTTGAGACCATTAGCACCACAATAACAGAAGATGTAGACACCTACGAGGTGGAAGTAGTCGCAAAAGACTCACTACGGCCCATTACAATCAATTTAAACGGCGTTACGCAGACTTTCTCAGGAGCAAGCAAAGTTGTACTAAGAAAGAAAAAAGAGGCTGTTAAAACGCTTGAAACGAAGTCCGCTGAGTCCAACGAAAAGCGGACTGAGTCTGTAGAAGAAAAGAAAGAAGACGTAACAAAGGACGTCAGCAGAAACGGAATCAAGTTTCTTGTTCCGCTCTTTATTTTAGTAGGGGTTGGATATGTACTCTACAGAATATCAAGAAAGACCTTTTTACTATAACGGGTAATTCTCGTCAGAATATATTTGGCCGTGATAACAGGTGTGAGTTTGTCCGTCTGTCGCTTTAGGCTCCGCCGGACACGCTACTGAGTCTGCTAAATGCTTCCTTCGAATAAGGCAAAGTTACAGAAAAAAAATGACAAAGTCAATCGTTATAACTTAGCGAGTTATCAACGATGCCTTAAATATGGTTTGCATATATTTGTCCTATGACATTTGAGAATAACATACCCACAACTGACGAACTTCACTCTGCCGTAGGCCAATTGCTTACAAGTGATCACGGAAGCGACAGGGAGAAGATAGATGACTTGCTTAGGATTAACGCAAATCTTCATTCTCAGCTGGGTAGTGACTCTACAAAGACCGAGAAGGAATATGTTCGAAAATTGAGCAGAATTATCTTCAGGGCCATAAAGACTGTTGATAGACACATTGGAGAAAGTTTTATCAGAACTCAAGATGGACACCAAGACGAACCAAAAGCGACTTGATGAAAGAAACACCGAAGGGTTGTTCTATGTGACTTGGGATATGTTTGATAGTCCAGACTCACCAGGTAGCGGATACAACTTTATGGAAAGAGAGCCTGTAATTATCTTTGAAGAGGTTGTCAGAAGAACAGGCAGAAAGTTTAAAGTAGAGCGAGCGTACATATCTAAGACGTTAGCAGACAAGATGGGATTGCCGAGTAATAACTCACACAGAGTTGGCAAGGCAATACAAGTAAGAGTAGTAGGAACAAAGAAAAGAATAGACGTGATCAAGAACCTTTGTCTTCTTGGCGTCACAAGAATAGCAGTATCGCGAGAAAGCATATACTTCGATACTGACGGCTTAAAGCAAGATGGCTTTATGCTCTGGTGATAACTGTCCCCCTCAGTTGTTTTTCTGTCTATGTGCGAGAGGCCATCCCAAAAGGATGGCTTTCTTGTTTCTTAATGAAATGTTAAAATTTGTGCAATCGTTGTATATTTTGAAAATAAGTTTTACGTTTGCTCATCATTAACCATTAACACATAGACAAAATGAAAAAGAATGAAAAGATTTTAAACAGATTAATCACTTTGAAAGAAGCGTTAATTAAAGACCCAACAATTGGAATTGTTAAACAGAAGCAGGCCACAGGTCTTTCTACGTTTATGATTGCTACACTAAGAAAGAATGAAATTCTTGTTAACTACGGAACACAAAGGAATCTTAATTGGCAGTGGGTTGGAATATCACCTAATCTTAAAATGGCTGACAGACTTATTAAAGAAGGCATAGAGTACTCCAGACAGAATCGCGCTAAACTTGTAGAAAGAGAGCAGAACAAAGCGAAGCAAGAAGAGGTAAGAGAAGCGCTTATCTTGAAAGGCACCAGCAATGTAGATAGAAAGCCATTCATTCAGGCAATAATTAATGTTATAGCCAAGTCTAACGGCGGCAGCTTAAACATCTCTTTGATTGACGACAAAGTTTCTATTCAAACAAGCAAGGTAAACTTCACTACAACAGACGTTGTTCTGTTCGAGGAAATCTTAAATACCATAGCATAATGAGTGTACAGGAATGGGGTTGGATAGACGACCCGGAAGAAGAGGTTGAGTTCACCTGCAAGATGTGTGACGCGCCAATGAGTAAAGAAGGATATTGTTCAACAGAATGTTTTGAAGCAGATATAGACGATGAGTGAAGAAAGAAGAGATTGGTGGAACTTAGGCCTTAATACCATAACAGGATTTAAGGCCGAGCCACAAGAGCCAAATTCAGAGGCTGAAAAAAGATACTACTACCCATTAAGAACTATTAACAAACAAATGCCAGAATAATGTACGACCTATTAAATTACAAAGAAGCGAGAATTTTAGCCTTACTTGATCACATTGCCAAGTTAGAGGCAGAGAACGAAAAACTTAGCACATACATATTTGAGTTATGTGATAGAGATTGTCCAGATGAATATAAAAACGTAGTTAAGAATGATGTATTTCACAATAGACAAACTTCAGATTCACTATAGCGAAGTGAGGGACATTCTCGCTGAGGCTATAAAGAAGTCTCCTGACAATGACAACGTCATTAAACTTCGAGCTGGATTCCATTATATAATGAACCACTTGGTAGAGAACGAGATAAGACTTAACAGGGCAGAGAACGAAATATGGAATCTTTCTGCTCAGTTACGAGAAGAGCTAAAAAAAACTTGGCTATCAAATGACAATAATTCAAAATAATTTATTAACTTGCAACAAATAATTTTAAACACTATGGCACAAAAAACATTTCACGAGAGGGTAATCGCGGTTCAAACAGAACTGAAAGCACCTAAAAATCAGTACAACTCATTTGGGAAGTACAGCTACAGAAACCAAGAAGACATCTTGGAATCCGTTAAGCCACTATTGGCTAAATACGGACTATCATTAACCATTACTGACGAGGTTAAATCTATTGAAGGCGCTTTGCCTTATATAGAGGCACGCGCCATACTACACGCTCCTGATGGTAGTGTAGAAGCTAAAGCGCAAGCTGGTATCGATCCTAATCGCAAAGGTATGGACATTGCTCAATCATTCGGTTCATCTTCATCTTATGCGAGAAAGTATGCGCTTAATGGTTTGTTCTTAATTGACGATACTAAGGATGCGGATTCAACCAACACACACGATAAGACTCCTGCGCCAAAAACAGAAGCTAAGATGCCTTGGCTGAATGAAGGAACACCTGAGTTCGATAAGGTAAGAGCGTATATGCAAGGCGGTGGTAACATCGAAGAAGTAAGAAAAAAATACAGCGTATCTAAGGCTGTGGCAGATAAATTAACCAAATAACAAATATATTATGAGTCAAGAGAAAATCTATGTAGGGTCAGGAAAACAAGTGACCGGTAACTACGGAACATTCAGAAGTGTAAGCATTTGCTTGTCAGACTTGCCTGCTGAACACATCAACGAGTACAAAGGTAAGAAGTACATCAAGTTAAACATCAATGATAAGAAAGAGGCTGATGCTTATGGTAAAGATGTAAGCATTACGGTTGATACCTGGAAGCCTACCGCACAAGCTGCTCCTGCTGCTGAACAAGTAGCTGTAGCACAAGAGGTCTTATCAGACCTGCCGTTTTAGTTAGTTTTTAGTAGTGAGAAAGGGGGCTTAGGCCCCCTGATCACATAGAAAAGCACACATAATGATAGAACTCAGAAAATACATCGAATCGGGGGATTTAGATGCAGTATCAATACTATTAGAACAATATGAGAGTGAACTATATGTTGACCCAAATACACCTCTTGAGCATCCTCCGGTTGCCATCAGCTTTGGGACTCATAGCGTTTCAGGAAATATTTATCCCACTCCTATTGCCACATATGGCAACTTAGTAGTGATACAAGCACCACCAAAAAGTATGAAGACATATCTAACATCTTTACTCGTAGGCGCCTTTATGGAGGGCGGTACTACGCTTGGCTATGGGCCTATGAAAGGCCATAGCGATGGTAGAGATGTATATCACTTCGATACGGAGCAAGGTAAGTTCCACGCACAAAGAGTGTTCTCCAGAACACACAGAATGGCTAAGAGGCCTGAGAAAGGATATTATCCTTATGCGCTAAGGTCATTGGATCACTTAGAGCGAAAAGAGTTTATAAAGTATTGTCTATTTCAAAAGTCGGAATCTGTAGGAATGTTTATCTTAGACGGGATAGCAGACTTAGTTTCTGATGTGAACAATATAGAAGAGTCAAATGCTATAGTGCAGGACGTAATGCGATGGACACAGCAACTTAATTGCGTGGCCATCTGTGTAATACACCAAAACTATGGTTCAGACAAGCCAACAGGACATTTAGGTTCTGCGCTACAAAAGAAAGCAGAAACAATGATAAAGGTAGAAAGAGACGGAATGATGGCAAAGATATCTGCTAAAGATGCAAGGAACTTCCCGTTCGAGGAGTTCGTAATGAAGATAAATCAGCACGGATACCCTGAGGTAATTCCGAATGTAATCAGTCAAATATGATATTGAAGCTGGAGTTAAATATAAGGCCAATGCCACATCAGTCTGTTCGGTTCACCAGAGCAGGCAGGACATTCAAGCCTAAGAAAATAGTGGATTATCAGTCTTACGTTCGTAAGTTGGTAGAAGAGCAACTGCCTGAAGGTTTTGGTAAAATTCCTGCAGGCGTTCCCATTTTTATACGTCAGCTAACTTATCAGTACGAGTGGTCAAGCGCCACACCAAAGAAGAGAAGGATTGGAAAGGTTTACAAACCGACCAAGCCTGACCTACAAGACAATTTAAATAAAGCATTCTTGGATGCGTTGGAAGGCCTTGTTTACGAACAAGACCAAAATATAGTAAGCATTAATGGACTTGAAAAATATTACGGTGATGGGGACAAGATCACGCTAATATTAGAATACGATGCTTGAAAAACTTGCAAAGCACCACGACCTGTGGGTCAAGATGCTAATTAACTTGGGTTGTAATTATCAGACAGCACAAGACCTGACTCAGGAGATGTATATAAGAATGCATCGTTTGGTCACAGATGAGAAGAAGATAATGTACAATAACGAAGAGGTGAACCACATCTTTGTTTATGTTACACTAAAAAATATGTACTTCGATTACAAGAAGGCTAAAGGAAGATATACGTTCTTTGAGTATTTAGAGTCAGATGATGTGGATTACGAGGCAGATGAGCGCTTTATAGACGACCAGATGGACTTTGACCTGCCTGATGGATTTGAGAGCCTTACAGAGGAGATATTGAAGGAAATAAAGACTTGGCCAAGATACGATGTGATATTGGCGTCTATCTACTTCAAGACTGACTATTCGTTAAGAGATATAGCTACTGGTTCCGGCATAAGCCTCACCAGTATCTTCAACTCTATAAGGAACTATAGGGCCAAGTTAAAGGAAAGGCTTGGCGAAGATTACGAAGACTATTTAAATGGAGATTGGCACTTAATCGGTAAATTAAAAGATAATGAAAAGTAATGAATACTACCAAGCGTTAGATAAACGCAGTAAAGAGTACAAAGAATGGAAGAAGGCACAAGAGGCCGCTCCAAGCGGACTCGGTGACACCATCGAGAAAATCACAGAAGCTACAGGAATCAAAGCAGCTGTTAAGTTCTTAGCTGGAGAAGATTGTGGATGTGATCAAAGAAAAGAAAAGTTGAACAAGATATTCCGCTATGAGAAACCTGAGTGTTTGACTGAAGAGGAATATAACTATTTGGCGCAAGAGATGGCTACTATGAAGAATGTAGTGTCAGGTCAAGTCCAAAAGAGAATGACGCAGATATACAATAGAGTGTTCCATCAGAACAAGCAAGCTACTTCTTGTGGGTCTTGTTTTAGGTCTACCTACGAGGCGCTAAGAAAGCTAATGAATGAGTATAACTAAGAATTGGAAAGAGGCTGACTTGTTCGAGTGGTTGGTGCTAAACATCTACCCTGACTTAGTCAAGTCTAAAAATCAGATGTCCAGGTGGGATTGTTACTCACCTGAGGCATTTCACCGAATAGAATTAAAATGCAGGAGAACACATTACGATGAACTACTATTGGAGAAGAAGAAATATGACGCGGTATTGGAGGAGTGTCACCGACACCTTGATATACCTGTTTATATTAATTCCACTCCTAATGGTGTTTACTCTTTTAACCTTCTTATTGTGGATGCTCAATGGGAGGTTAATCATAAGAACCCAGCGACAACGGAGTTCTCCAATACGAATAAGGTAGCAAAAGAAGTAACATATTTAAACATAAACCAAGCAACAAAACTATTATGAAAGGAGCAAAATCAAGCAGAGTAGACGAGCTTTACTCAAGATTAGAATCACTTGAAAGGTTGGCAATGATCACCTTTGAGATGGCAAACAAGACGAGGCACATAATGACTCGACTTGAAGGATACCAAGAGGCATATGACAAGTATCAAGAAGATGCAGATAAGGTTAGAGAACCACAGGAGTTGAACATTGATTTAACAGAGGATAATGCAGAAGACGGTAGCGATAGAACTTGATAAGTTCGCTAAAGATGTAGAACAGAGATTCTCAAGGCAGGACAGGGAAGGGAACTTTAATAATGAGTCATTCAAGATTAAAGAGATTATTCCAACGAGTGATTTGACTGCAACGGTTATCTTTGAGAAGACTTCAGGTAAAACAGCCGCGTTCTTTTTCTACTACATAAACAGAGGCGCATCTAAGGGATGGAAATACTTTGTGCCGACAGACAGCCACATTACAGGAATGAGGGCTTTTGAGTATTATAAGTTAAATGTTGAAAGGTATAACTACAAACACAATTTTGAATGAGAAGTAGCGTAATGCATTATGAGAATGGGACGCAGGTAGATGTTATCGAGTTTGCGTCAATGTACGATTTGTCGTTTAATCGCGGTAACATCGTTAAGTATGTGGTCAGAGCAGGTAAGAAAGACGATGAAGTAAAAGACTTGGAGAAGGCATTGGATTATCTGCAAAGAGAGATTGCAACAGTCAGAGCGAGAAGAGACGCCGAGACCGAGAAGATAAAGAATCACGAAGTAATTGTAAAATACGTTAACGGATGAAATACTTTTTACCTATGTTGGCCATATTGTTTATTGGCCTTAAACTCTCCGGGATCATTGCTTGGTCTTGGCTATGGGTTACAAGCCCACTATGGATTGGACTATTGTCTGCTATAATTATCAATGTTATCTTAAACA